AAGGACTACAAGCGCATGCTGCAGTCATCGCACGTGTGGCGCTCGACCGATACGCGCCAACCCATGCGCTTTATTCCCGATACCGACGAGTGGCTGCAGCGCCGCGCGGCGGGCGACTACGATGCCTGGGGCGAGTGGACGATCTACGGCGGGCAGATGCACATCGCGCCGGTCATGGGCACGGGCGTATCGGCGCGATATTCCTACCTCGACAAGAACACCGTGGCGCTCGCCAGTGGCGGCTTTGGCGACAAGTTCATGTCGGACGACGACACATATCGGCTCGATGAGCGCATTCTCAAGCTCGGCATGATCTGGAACTGGAAGAGCGACAAGGGGAGCCCTTACGCCGAGGCGATGGGTACCTACAGTGACGCCATCGCGATGGCATTCGGGAGCGACAGCCCCGCCCCGGTCATCATCGGCAGCCTGCCGATGTCGGCCAATGCGCGCATTGCATATCCCTGGACGTTGCCGACGCCATGAGCGTGCATCAGGCATTCCGCCGCCAGCCGGTGCCTGGGCAATACGCCCAGAGCCTGAAGCATATGACGTTCCCCGCCCCTACGCGCGGCATTGTGCTCGACGAGAACGAAGCCTTCATGCGCCCCGGCGCGTGCATCATATCGGACAACTGGATGCCGACCCTGCGCGGGCTGAAGCTGCGCGGCGGATGCATTCGCCACTGCGATCTGCACGCGCTCGATGCCGTGGTGCCGCCGGTTCCGGACGCGGCCCGCAAGCCGGTCATATCGTCGTTCACGTATCAGAACGCATCCAACCTGCGCATGTTTGCCGCGCAGCTCGACAAGCTGTTCGAGGTGACGGCGTCAGTGCCGGTATTGGTCAAGGACAGCCAAACGTCGGGCAACTACGCCGCGGCGCAGATGTCCAACGCGGCCGGCAACTGGCTGATCGTTGTCAACGACAGCGGCGCTGATTTCCCGCTCAAGTTCGACGGTGCGGTCTGGACGACATTGAGCGGCGCCGAAATCACCGGGCCGCCTGGCGGCGCCAAAACGCTGGTGTTCGTCTGGAAGTATCGCAACCGGCTGTTCTTCATCGAGAGCGGCTCGATGAACGCCTGGTATCTCGGCATCGACAGCGTGAGCGGTGCTGCGCTGAAGATCCCGTTGTCGGGCGCGGCGTCGAAGGGCGGCAATCTGCTGTGTGGGTTCAGCTGGAGCCTGGATGCCGGCGACGGCATTTCCGAGAAATGCTGCTTCATGACCGACCTCGGCGAGATCCTGATATTCGTCGGCACCGATCCGGCAAATGCCGCCAACTGGCGCCAGGAAGGCCGCTACGCCATCTCGCCACCGTTGGGCATGAACGGACACATGCAAGTCGGCGGCGACATGCTGATCCTCACGGTCGACGGCATCGTCCCGCTGTCGCAGGCGATCGTGAAAGATGCCGGGCTGCTCGAGCTGGCGATGATCACCAAAGCGATCAAGCCGCTATGGCGCGAGGAGGTGCTCGCAAAGCGCGCCTGGGCCTGGACGATGTCCAAATGGGACGAGTTTGGCGGTCTGTTCGTTACGACGCCGGGCGGCGTTCCGGGGCAGCGATGGTGCCTTGCGGCGAACAATGCCAGCAATGCGTGGTGTCGTTTCGTCGGATACGACGCGACGTGTTTCATCCGGCTGCGCGGCGACATGTTTTTCGGCACGCAGGACGGCATCGTCATGCAGGCCGACCGCACCGGATACGACGACGGCAATCACAGGAAAATACCGTACGTCGCAACGCTGGTGGGCGGCTGGGACACGCTCAAATCGGGCGCCGCGCAAACGGTGTGGCATCAGGCCCGCGCCACGTTCACGTCGCGTGCGAGCGAGCCGTTCCTGCCGCAGCTCGCCGCGACAGTCGACTACATCATCACGCTGCCGCCGCCGCCGCCGCCGGGGTCAGATCCGGACCTCGCGGATGTCTGGGACGAAGGCTTGTGGGACGTCGCGGTATGGGACGCCCCCTCGCTCGGCCGCCCGGCCATGCGCACCACCATGTGGATGTCGATCGGCATGATGGGATTTGCCCACGCGCCGATCGTGCAGGTGACGGTGGCGCAGGTGGCGCGGCCGGATGTCGAGCTGGTTGCTATCGCGGCGACCTATGAGGGTGCAGGCGTCAACGTCTGAGGAACGACTACGATGGCGATGGGCAGCACGTTCGAGGATCGGAGCGACCTGTTTGCGCCACCGTATATTCCCGGCGATCCGGAGTCGGCTCGTGCGAACCGTGAGTGGAACGCGCGCAATCACAGTATGACGTATGACTTGGTTGATGAACTGCGCATGCCGCGCGAGGGCGACAAGCGCACGCTCGCGGAAATGAATGCCAATCCGTTTGCGGTGAGCAATGCAAACGACGGCGATCCGCGCGGGGACGTGGACCCGCTCGCGCTGGTGGCCCTGGCGCAGGGAGGCCCCTACGACATCGCCGCGCGCCGCGCTGCGATCCAGGCCCGCCGGGACGCGATTGCAAAGCTGCTGACGGACCAGCAAGTGGCGCAGCAGCTCGCGCAGGCGGCCCCGACGGACACCGCCAGCCGGGAACTGACATCCGGATTGCGCCCCGACTACAAGGATACAGGCCAGGGCATCCAGGCCGGTGACATGGCGGTATCGGGCGCCACGCCCGGCTTCGTCACGCAGCAGGGGTTCTTTGAGACTGCCGTTCCGAACCCGCCAGATCCCAACAATGTCTGGTCATCGCCGCCGCCCCCTAACTCGCCGCCGCCTGCGTTTACACGCGACGACGAGAGCGAACCGGACAAGAGCGGCAAGGGCAAGGCCAGTGACTTTGACGAGGACGCCGCCAATCAGGCCGTTGCCGATGCACTGGCGGAAGCCATCGCGAATGCGCCGGCCGCGCCGACCGGACACGACCCTGGCGAGAACGATCAGGACGCGATCGATCAGGGCCATAACGACGTTGTGGCCGCTGCTCTCGCGGATGCGATTGCGAACGCACCGGCAGATGCACCGGGTGCGCCGAGCAGCCACAATTCCGGCCGCAATGCCGACGTTGTCTCGCCGTCTACAACGAATGCACCGGCTGGGTTTAACTCCGGATATTCAGACTTTATCAGTGGTCCCGGGGGATTTGCCGGGTTCAATGCGGGAAGTATGATGCCTGGATTTGGCATCCCCGGCGATGCCGGCATTCCTGGCAGCGGCAACATTCTGGGCGGGCCAACAGCGCCAGCCGCACCGGCTGCGCCGAGCGCGCCTGATTTTTCCGGCAAGGCCCTCAGTGATCTGGATATCGTTGCGCCGGGTGCTTTTGATTACGATCCCGGCTACGATCCGGGTAGCCATAGTCTTGCTGATATAGCGATGGGCAAGGGCGGCCCAGACAAAGGCGGGTTTACTCAAGGCATTGTCGATCCTAACGCTCCTTCAGAGGGGGGCATTCCCGGCTACAGCCCTGGCAATTTCGCCGCTCCAAGCAACGCGCCTGCCGCGCCAGGCCCAACGGGTGGGCGCGGTTACACTGGTGGCATCGATCAGGTCAGTGCTGCCGATAAGGCGCAGGCCGATAGGGAGGCTCAAGACGCCGCAGACATAGGCCGATCACTCGACATTTCGCTGGAGGGCATAGCGCAGGCCGCCACCGCGATGGGCGCCCCAGCGACCGGCAAGAATGCTCTTGCTGATTTCACCGAGGCCGACGCAGCACAAGCTTCGATCAATGCGCCCGGCCCCGTGTCACCCGGCAGTTTCAGCGGTTGGGGCACCGGCATCGTCCCCGGCGGCTTCCAGGCGCCCGGCCCTGCAGCGCCCACCGGATGGGGCAGCACGACCCCCGGCTTCACCCCTGGGGGCTTCCAGGCGAATGCGTCGATGACGACAGGCGACTTCGATGCGGATGGCATGAACGATGCGGTGGCGGCGTCCCTGGCCGATGCCATCGCGGCAAGCTCACCCGGCACACCGGGCGGCAGCGTCGACATGACGGCGTCGAACGATGCGATGAACGCTGCGGTAGCTGATGCGCTAGGAAATGTGATTGGCGGTTATGACGCTGATCAGGCGGCGGCAGCAGCTGATGCAGCTGCGGACGCTGGTGATGTTGATGGCAGCGGCGAAAGCAGTGGCGACGGTGATGCCGGCAGTGATGGTGATGGTGGAGGCGATTACTAATGCTGCGCTACGTGTACGGACACGACAAGATCGTTGCGGACTTTGTCGCGCAGATGATCCCGCACGTGCGCGCACGCGGCTTTGGCCGATGCAAGACCATCGGAGTG